TTAGGAAACCTCAATCTCGAACATTCCTGAGCCGGAAATGAAGTTTCCTGAATCCTCATCCTGTTCAAAGTAAGAAAACTGGATTCCGAAATCCTCATTGGCAAGGCTAAGAGTCTGCCCCAAATCGACATAGCCAATAAGAGGCTTTCCGGTTGCAGTGTCGTCATAGACAACGGCATAGCGAACATTAGCCGTAAGGCCCGGCCAAGTTACATCATCGGCATCAATCTTGAACTTGCCTGAGCTATAGGTAAGCGTCTTACCGGTAAGGGTAATGCCGCCTGCCGTATATCCCGCGCCTGAAACCTCATAAGGGCTAACGGTTGACCATGCACCTTGAGTGTTGCGATTAGGCGTATAGCCCGAACCAATCAAAGCAACCTTGATTGTGTCGGACGTGAAATTAATCTGTCCGTTGAACGCCTTAGCGAACAAAGAACCGTAGAAATAAGTAGGTAGTGCCATTTTCAAACTCCTTTCATGACAGAAGGGGCCAGGGCCGAAACCCTAGCCCCCTCAATCGGAACCAATCCTAAGGATTAGGCTCCAGCCGTTACCTCAAGGATTCCGAATGCCTCAGGACGCGCAACAGCGAATCCACGACGGGCACGAACCTTAAGAATCTTTCCGTCACGACGGAACTCATCTCCGACAAGAGACTCAGGACCGGAACGAACACCTAGAAGCAGGTGCTGTCGATTACCGACAACAAGCAGCGGATTACCGGTAGGGGCATCCGTGACAGTCGTAGAAGTCTTGAGACCGTATGAGAAATTCACGTCGAATCCGAACAGAGTTGCAGGAGTAGCGGAAGTACCCTCAACAAAGATTGGATTGCCGTTGTCGTCAAGGATTCCACGGAATGCGGCCTTGAATGATGGGTGAGCCATTACAACGGTGTCCGCGTCATTCGCGTAATCCGAACCCTCGTAAAGTGCCAGAGTGTCTGACAGCTTGGCATAAGTCACCGCACCGGCAGTCGCAATCTTCTGGCCGGAACCAGCAGCCTTGTAAAGGGAAGTGAACGGAACGGTGGTGCCATTCTCGGTACCCGTGCAAGCAATTGCAGCGTTGTCTAGCTCACGCGCATAAGAGACTGCCCACTCGGCCTGATAAGCCGAGATAACGTTTGCCACAGCGTCCTGTAGGTCTTCCTCAGCAATGGTGAAGGTCTTACCGAACTTCACCGCGTCAAGGATTACATTGTCTAGGACCGGCTCAGCGTCGGTGTAAAGGTCAGTCTTCTCAACAACGTCAACGCCAAAGCGACCCATGCGAGGAACCTTGATGGTGTCCGAACGCATTGTGATTCGACGCGCTACCGCCTCAACGACGGAATTCTGATTGACGCGGGTAATTACCTCAGAGCCATACTCCTCAGGTACCCAATCGTCTGCATTAACAAAAGCCATTTTCTTTTATTCTCCAGTTATGTATTTAGTTGTCCGGAACACCCGCAAGGGGATATCCCGTAGGTGTTCACAGACACCTAATTCAGTTGTTATTCAATTGTCACCTGAATTCCCAGGCCGGCTGGTTTATTCAGGAATTCTTTTAATTGCCGAAAAGCTGTTCGGCTAGCACATCAGCGGAAGTCTTAGAAGGACGTGCTTCCCGCTTATCTGCGGCGTCCGCTCCACCTGAAATCTTCTTTGCCTCTCCGAATAGCTCCGGAAGGTCTTCCTTCAAAGTGTCTAGCTGTTCCGTAAGTCCCTCAATCTCTCCGGCCTCCGTCACGCGAAGCTCTGACATATTGAGATACTTGGCAACCTTGGGGTTGCTTAGACCAGCCTGAGAGAGTGCCTTTTCGGTTGCTAGGCGTACTGCCACGTTCCGAAATGTGTCCCGCTTCTCTCGATGCTTTAGAGCCTCCGCATTGGCCTTGTTTAGGGCCGCCTGCATTGCCTCAATGTCGTTTGGTCGTTCCTGGTTTTCCTGGTTGTCCGTCACTTGTTGATTCCTCCGTCTCGTGAGTTGTAGTTGTGTCGGTTCCTTTGTCTCTTCTCCAGGGCCTCAATCAAGGCCCGGAAGAGTTGGCGAATTTCTTCGGTCATGCCGCCTGTTCGTACGGGTTATCCGGAACCCCCGTCGTGTCCTTAGGCTGCACATTGTGCGATTCTGATTCACCCGGCAGCTCGTTGCCTGCCTGAATCTGTGCCGATTCCTTCTCAGCCATCCATGTCTTGACTAGAGCCGCGTCATATCCCATTTCTGCGGCGACCTGCTCAAGAGGAATGCCAATCTGAATCTTCTTATAGGCAATCTCCATTGCCTCCTTAGTGTCGAAAGTCTCTACAGGCTTCCAATGCACCTGTACGTCTTCCTTAAATCCCCCGGCCTTGAGGATGAATGTAAAGACTTCCCGCCATGTTGACCCAAAGGACAACTGACGATTTCGAACCTTCTTCACTAGTGGTGCCTCTGCCGTTCTAAGGGCTTCACCGGATGGGATATTGCCGGTTGGCTCAAAGTAATGCAGTGGCGTTGATGTGGTTGAAGCCATCGCGCGTACATAAGCCTTGAAAGGCTCAAGGAACGTGTTCGGGTCAGCAACCTTGAATTGCCCGACTTCCTTGATTCCTTGGAAGATAGCCATTTCGCCAGGGCTGTTGTTGGCACTGATTGACTCATTGCCTGAATCAAAGTCCGCCGACTCTGATGAACCCTCAGCAGCAAGGGCGTAACGCTGTGGGAAGCTATGGAAGTCATTGGCAGCCATCTGGCCGACCATGAGCTTATTGATAGCGTCCTGAGCACCGTAAGCGCCTAGATGCTCTGGCTTGCCCTTTGGCCTCTCCGTCCGGAAATGGAATACCGGAAGTTCTCCTAGGTTGTGCTTCATAACTCCATTGCTATCCGTGAAATCATCCACGAAAGGAAGGAAGTCAGAATCCTTAGGAGTGTGCGGAAGCTTTTCCGCACGGCTGATGTACTTCTCAATCCTGTCTGAGTAGTACAGATTGACTCGTGTGCGAGTCTTAACGGCGTTCTTCTCATGGATGCTGATTTCCCACACCTTTGCGGCACAACGCTTTAGGCGGGGGTTTTCCTCATCGTAGAGAACAACCGTTGTCTTTGGGGAGTTGTAGTGAACCTGTAGGGTATCGCCCTCAGGCCAAACAATGAGATAGGCGTCACCATAAATAAGGGCTCTCTTGTGAATCTCCCCGGTCTCTAGGACCAATTCATTAGATGCCCAAACCCTATCGAGATAGCTGCCAGCCTCAGGACTAACGGCAGACACAGAAGCAATCTCTAGGCGGTTATTCACCGTATCTACGGGTGTTGCTGCGAAGTTGAGTCGGAAGCGATTGCCCGTCCGGTGCAAAGCACGACTCATAGCCACAGAGGTAAATACCTCTTCGGCCGTTCCTTCGTAATACTCTTCTGCGGTTGTGTATTCGTTTCTCCTGTCCAGGATTTCGTTAACCGCGATGGTTAGGTCTGTCATTTCTTTGTGTAATCCAACTCCTTATAAGGAGTATATCAGAATTCCTTTCTAATTCATAATTGATTGGCGAGCCGGCCTGACTTATTCATAAACAATTCCAGGCCGAACTCAATTCATTCTCAGACGTAGCTCTGAGACTTAATGCTTGGCTGTACTTGAGGCTTTCCAAGGAAGTACAGAACCCCCGAACAAACGGCATCCACAACGTCGTCATGGGTGACGCGAGGAAAGGCGTACATCTGTGTTTGCAGGGTGTCAAAGAACCCTGTATGCCAAACCTTGCCCTTCTGGTAGAAGTCAAGAGCGTGAGTTGCCCTTACCTCTTTCGCTCCGACAGCTCGTTCTAGTCGGAGCTTTGCCGGAATCCCGTCAAAGACAGACTTCCAGACGTCTCCACCCTGGTTGGACTCAACTAGGACCACCTTGGCCCCGTACGCCTTACAGAGGGTTGTCACAAGGTCCCGTAGCTCAGGGCCAGGGGAAATCTTGTGCTGTTCCGCGTAACGCACGTAGATGCGTCCGTCGTCCTTGCCGTTCTCATCCAAGCCTCTGGACTCAATGGCAATACCGGTGTAGTCGCTTCGCTTCTTAGTCGTGACAGCAGGGTCAACAATCAGAAGCGTGTTTCCATAACCCCCGACAGGCTCACCAATGCGAATATCCGTGTCCTGCCAATAGGCAGCATCAAGAGACACAGGGCGATTCATTAGGTTCATTGCAAAGCTGCGAGTGTGCCTAATGCTGTTGAGGTAATCCATTGACCAGAACTCAGGCCAAAGGGAGCGTTCCCTATCACCATCCTTGAGAATGACAGGGAAGTAATGAACCTTGATGTTCTCATCAATGACCCATCTAAGGTCAGGGTCTAGGGCTTCATAGAAATCAGGGTCCGAATTTCTCAAATTTTCTGTATTTGAATTGGGTGTAGATATAGGCAAATTCGAATTGAATTCATTAGTACCGCTTTTAAGAACGCCTCCAAAATTGCCAGGAAAATCAATCGATTCAGATTCCTTCCATTCCCGCTCTTTCTCTTCAACCATTCTCATTTGGTCAATGATGCTGCCGGGCATTGTTGTTGTTCCTGCAAAGCAAACCCGTGCATAGATGTTCATTGGCAGAATGGCATTGAGAACAGTTCCCCTACGCTTAATTGCCTCATTCTCTGAGTAGTTAGCCTCACCCGGTTCAATGTCATCGAACAAGATAAGGTCTGGTCTTTGCTTATTAATCTTTAGGCCAAGGGTCTTTGAATCAGCACCCTTAGCAACAAAGGCAAACCCGTTAGCCTGCCGGATTTGGTCACGAGACTGAGCAATAGCTGTGTTCTTCCTCTTGCCAAGCAAAGGAGTACACAGGTCAGGGAAGTCCTTGCCTAGTGCTTCATTGGTGTCTAGCTCATCCTTAAAGGTCTGTAGGTGTTCCTCTGCCTGTCCTGCTGAGTCAGCAAAGGCAGCAACGAACCTGATGTGTCCGTGAGCCGCACCCCACATAGGCAAGATGAGAAAGAGCCACGTACTCTTGCCACCATTTCTAGGGGCAATGAATGCGTCTCTTGATTCTCGTTCCTTAGTGATTGGCTTAGCCCATGTCTTTGCGTATTCAGCTAGAGCCAAATGGAATTCACTAAGGGTCATCTCTCCGGTATCACTCGTAACGTGATGAAGCAGATAGATAACCGCAAACAAAAGAGGATTGTTCTTTGTCTGTCTAATCCTGCCCTCTTGAGTTAGAAGGTCCTGCTTTACCTCCATTGGTAGTGATGCCATGTATTCATAAATCTTCATAGTCTTTGTCCTGTTATGTTCCCTTCTCAGTAAACCCGCTGGTCAATGGCGTATGTGCATGAGTTGCACGCCAACTTCACCCCTGCTTGCCGACACAGGGCTTTGTATCAACGTTTGTACCAATACCCCAGAGGCCGGCAATTCCCCTGCTACAAAGCGTGGTACAGAGATTGGCTGTACGCCTGTCTCAGAGGGTCAGATACCTTCCGGGGCTCCCAGTCCAGTGACCTTCTGTTCGGCCGCCTGAAACGCCTTGGAAAGGTTCTCGATAGCCTTGTCTGTCTCTGATGGCTGCTCGGTGCCGTTGCGGCTGGTTGCCTTGCCCTGAATCAGGTTCATTGTCTGAACTGCCTTGTTCACGGCTTCTGCTGTCTTCTTAAGCTCATCACCCGTAATGTCTGGCCTTTCGTTAACAATCTCCATTCCTCTATCAATGATGTCTTGCATGGCGATTAGTAGTTCTTCCTCCCGATACCACTGGTTAAAGGCGGAAGACTTCTGCTTTAGTTCGGAAAGGGCAATCTCTACCCCGAATTCCTTTGACCATGAGTTTGCGGTACTCCAACTGTTTGGATACCCAAGCTCACGCCTTGCCCGGCTATGTCCGATTAGGCTTGCCTTTTCGAGATATGCGAGCTTTTCCTCTTCTGTGTATTTACGCTGATTCATATTTTTTTGCATTTACGAATACGCGAGACCCTGGTATTACGTCTATAAAGCTATTTCTAAGCCCTGTTTACGAAGCTATTTCTAACTACCCATTGTCTCAAGCCAAAGAAGAGTCTTGATGATTCTTCCTACAGCCGTAGGGCTAGCGTCTAGTTCTTTAGCTACCTTCTTTGGGTTCAGCTTCTCGCCTGTTCGTATCCTTTCTTTTAAGTTGTCTATCTCAGACATCAATAGTTGTCTGTCTGATTCTCTTGGGCCTGTCATTGTCTCCTCTCAAACCCGCCGTTTTTCTTCAATTTCAACTAGTTACCGAGTCACCTTAATAGCTCGGTATAAGAAAGCCCCAGCGACTTTGAGGAGAGTAATACAGCCTAGCCGTAAACGATTTCGCTGGGGCCTTCTAGCAATTAGGAGAAGTGCACAACCAAGAATGAGAACAAGTCTTTGTTGCCTACCTTTTCATTATAGGGGAATTGCTCTCCTAAATCAACTTCCCGACTTCTTTTTCCAATACCGGGCCTTTTGATACTCCCGGTCATGTTCTCTATTCTTCTTCTTCCAATCCTTCTGGTACTTACCTTGGCAAGAACGACACATACCCTGCAATCTGTCTCGGGTAGCAGGATGCTTATTGAACTCCTTATCGTCCTTTGTCTTCTTGCATTCACTGCATTTCTTCATCTGTCTATCTCAATGTTTGTTGAGACATCCTTTCTTGTGTTGGGAAACCCGCCCGAAAACCGGGCGGGGGCTCTTACTCAAACATACGGCTGATGGTGCGGTGAATGGTGTTGATGGGTACCTCATAGCCCTTGCTCTGTGAGACAAGCTCTCGGATTGTCTCTCTATTGGTAACCCCAGTAATCCAGAGGGCGCGAACCATCTTGCTGATGCTTTGGTTTGGGTCAAGGTGAGGGCGTGTCTTCCTGGTTGGTACCGGCTTCTCATCACTCAGTACCGCAAAGCCAACCCCGGCCTTTCCCGCAAGGTATGAGAGGTTAATGGCATCCTGCTTAGAGCCAACCTCAATGAAGATGAATGAACCATCCCCGTCTGTAATTCTTGTGCGCATTTCTTACTCCTTTAGTCGCTTTCCTTAACGCTCATGCCGATTCGTTCAAACAAATCCCACACTTGCCCCCAGTCGTAGTACAGAGAGTTAGCTCTATCTAGAGCCTTGTAACCAATCGACTGGCATTCCGAACAAGAGAAGCGCTTATCTCTTGTTCCGTCCTTCTTTCGTCGTGCGTTTGGGTGCTTACACTCGCCGTTAGTCTCGATGCTCTCAATGAGCCGTTGGCACCTCTCGTTCTCTCGGTAAGCCTTGGCAGCCTCAATCCATTCATTGTTTAGTGCATCCCTGTTCAGCATTCTTGTTGTTCTCCTAATCTATTAGCGTGTAGTTCGATTCACCATGCGTCAGTATCTACAAGGGTCCTTGTATCCCTGAGAGGGATAGAAAGCTCTTCAACGTTCTCAGCCGCATACGTGTATCGCATATTGAAGTTGTTTCCCCAAAGGTCGTATTCTTCCTTGGCTGCTTCCTCTGCTACGGCAAGGATGTAAGCGTAAGGGTGTCCCTTTCGGTAAGTGATTCCATAAGCGGCAACGTTCTTGCTTACCTCTGCAATGTCATCACGCTTAAACCAAGCCTCAATGTCTAGCGGCTGGTCTTCCTCAATAGGCATGGTTTCCTCTTCCTTCTGTTCGTCGGTTGCTTCGTGGTCCGTATCGTCAGAGCAAGGCTGAGAAGGTGTCTCAGTGGCCGTCTGAGCCTCTGTCGTTCCTTCCTGGTCTTCCTGTACCTCTGTTGATTCCTGGGGGCTCTCAGCCTTTACCAGGGAGACAGGCTTAACCAAGCCATCCCAATCCCGCTTGATGCCGTGATGAACGCAAGAGGATGAAGCCTTAGCGCTTCTCTGTACGTCGTTGCCATGAAAGACCAGACACCTAACGGAAGATTCCTTAGTAAAGAATCCTTCCTCAATGGCAACCTTGATTGCCTTACAAATGGTGTTCTGTGAGGGATACCGAATCTCACCGGTCTTACGGTCTACGGTTGGTAGAAGGCTTTCTAGCTCACCCGTCGCAAATTCGGCATGACCAATACGGTTCATGCGTGCTTCGGCAAGAAAGACCAGTCGGGCAAAGAGTGGAAGTCTCATGCTTCCGGCTAGCCTCTGGTTAAATGAATCTGATACAGCGGCCCATCTCTGGTTACCGCCAAAGTTAATGTTGTTCTGCAT